GTAGAACTTGTAATCAGATTTGTGCTTGCTTTGAAAATCTTGCAGCAGGCAATCGCACAGCATCAGAGTGTACTTACGCACATTCAGTTGAATTGTGTTCTTTGCATCTTGAGTTGCAACGAAATCAACAAATTCAGTAGTCATGGTGAAATCCCTTTGACTCTTTAATAATACACGCTACAGGCGCTTCTGGGCACCTCTGTGGACACTATCAGGACTGTCCCCATGCCTTCATATTGTTGAAGTTTGCGCGAGAAAACTCATAGCGATTGACTAACTTATAGATGCCAAACTCATTGCTGCGAACATAACCTTCACCCTCACATTGTTTGTTGCCAATGTATGCTTTAGCACCATTGTTGCGACACATAAACAACACATCATCCTTGATAGATTTGATCAAGAACCAGAATGAAATCAGCATAGAATTGTCGAATGTATCTGGCACCACATCGACACCTCTGCGGATACATTTGTTGAGTTCAATCCTAAGTTTAGCTGCTTCTTTCTCGTCAACAAACTTCACCAGTTGTGCCATCTGACGAGCGAAACCAACAATCTCGCTGAAATCTTCATCAACTTCCCAACATTTTGGTTGCACCATTTTTACATGTTCAGTGCTTGGAATGTTGAAATACTCCATTGGATATGCAATAGCATCGCGCAGATCATTCTCACATTCATAGAAAGTATGAGGTGCTACGATGATATTTTCTGTCACTACATCGTCGAAGACATAAGTGAGTGTGTTAGGAGTGTAAGTATCACTCCCGCCGAAACCAATAAAGTCACCTTGGATGACATTATCTGTAAAAGGAAGATAATCAAAGCAAGCATGAAGGATTTTAGCGACTTCACCTTCGTGATTCTTGTCGATGTCATCATGTGACTCATTGATCTTGATTTTTACTTTATTGAAGACAGATTTAGTCCCAACAAAGTGATTACCAGTAGCAGGATTTTTACCCCACACAATAGCTGGTGATCCGTCCATCTTTACAGAAAGATGTGAAGGAGTCAGGAACCAATCGAGAACGGAAAGATCACCCGAAAGGATAGAATCTTCGGGGTGCTGGAGGTGAATGTTTTTCATGATTACATCATGGCATAAAAAAAGGGGTTTGGCAACCCCCCTTGTGACAGTTATACTTTTGTCTTTTTTCTCCTGAAATAGTCACTCTCACACTGAAAATAGATTCGTGTTTGTATGAATTTAGGATCTCTGTATTCGATTGTGATTGGCTTGTTATTGTATGGATTTCTATGGATTAGTATGTGATCGTATTTGTGAGGTGTCATAAAAACAAATAAGGCACCCCTATTTATAGGGGAATCATACCAAAACACTCATTTACTGCTTTCGTTGGAGTAACACAAATATCAAATCCCAATGTAATTCGATAACCTTCATATGGTTCATTTACTACAACTTTATGTTTATTGTGTCCCCTACCTAAGTAGATGTTTCCTACCTTATTTTCTACTTCCCAATTCTTAAAAACAGTTGTTGTATTTTTGGGATCAATACTGAGATAACCATGATAATCCCAATCATGATCATGCCAGTCCAATACTTCATCATGTTTATGAAAATTTACCCAAGTTTGCATCCACATCATTTTATAAGGAATACAATCTTTTACTATAGTTCTTAATTCATCATACAATGAATACATCAATTCATTTGGAGAAGTAAGTCCCCAAAAATTATAGTAAGGATAACTCCAAGTGCTACTCATTCCATGATAATAGTCTTGGTGCATACCATGACATACTTCAGTTATTTTAATTAACTTTCTTTGATTCTCAACAGTTATTTTCGATTCTGCAATGAGATAAGGATCATCTTTATCATTTTTTGTGTGAATAGTATCATGAATGATGTCTGCCGCAGTCCCTTTGCAATTACTACCGCTTACATGAATGTTGTTATATTGTGGGCCTTGTAAAAAGGGAGAACAGTGTGTATCGTCTTCAGTCGAATTCATGTCTTTAATGTTCATTAAAAATGATTAGAGTTTCCTCAACAACCGATACAAAGGTATCTATGTAAGTTGATAATTACACAGTCATATTTGTATCAAGTTCATTACACTCAATGTTCATACCAATGATGTCACCTTGTTCGTCAAGAAACTGTTCGATGGATTCATCATTCCAATACATCATTTCTTCAATTTGAGGGGTGTCGGTGAACTCGAAAGACATAATAATCAAGAGAAAAAATACTGGGACTTACCGATGCAAGCTAACGTGCCCAGTTTGTGTGTGAGAGGCGGAGATCTGTTTGTCGATCCCTCTTACTGTTTTGCCTCTCTTGTGTTTGTGGTGAGTCTCCCCTCCACTTCTTTAATATACAGGAGACTGAGACTCTGTGCCAACCTAGTGGACAGTTAGTTGAACGTCCCTGCCCTCCAGGTTATTCTTTACATGTTCCTCCCAGAACATTGCATCTTCAATCTTATAGAAAACTGCTTTATGGCAAGCATAACCTTTCTTCTTTGGTTTTTTGTAAGAAACTTGATACTTAATCATGATAATTTACTGGGGATCTGAATACCTACCTACTTGTGATTTGTAGGTGTCAATGTTGCCTCTTCTGTTTTTAATATACTCTAACTCATGCCAATCCCAATGGTGGCATACAATTAGTACATGATGTTTCTTGTGAAAAGGAACAAGATTATCTGCCTTTTCTTTTACACCAACTTCAATTGTTAGGTATTCTTTGTCAACAAAATACACCCAACCTTCAATACCTCTCCACTTTACATAATCATCAACTATTGGATTATACATAATCTAATTCATTAGAGGGCATCCGTTGATAATCGCACCATCCTGTCACAATATATTTTGTTTGTGTTTTGCTTGCAATACCTCTATGAGGATGAGTAAAAAAAGCAGGCCAAATTAGAAGATCTCCTGCTCTTGGTTGAAACCTTTTCCCCTGATTTGGAAACTCAGTATATCCGCCATCAGTGACATCATTTAGATAAACCATCCATGCTAAAACTCTACTTGAGAATGGATATGTATTTTCGCAGTGTAAAAGATAATATGCTTCAGTTGGATGATATCTTTGTACTTTATATTCAGGATCAATATCAAAAGGCCATAATACGACAGATATGCATTTTTCTCTGTATTTTTCTATTGCAAGTGGAAGATATTCGTTTACAAGATTGTGTTGATTTATATCCTCAAAATCAAAGAAACTTTCAACACACTTCTTTTTACTGGGATCAACGTTGGCAAATCCCATTCTTCCTTCTTCCATTTTTTCTGGAGATGATTCAAATGATTTTATGAGATCATCACATTTATCTCTAGGAACAAATTCCTTTAAAAATAAAATTTGATCATTACCCATAAAAAAGCATCTCCAATGGGTTTAAGTTAAGTTGCATTGCAGAATAAGGACGAGTGTCAGCAATATCTACCTGATTTCCGCACTTGGAGAAGTTAATAGGCGCGAAATAGACTCTCTTTTTTGTATTGTAGAATCCCCAGACGGACTTAGGTGCCACATCAGTATAGGAGAACATACCATCATTGACAATGCAAATGCGATGAACATTGTGTCGGAATTGTTCAACTTCATAATGGTATCCTTTGGGAGGTTCATGAATAAAATCAGGTGGTAGTTCAATCATTTTTATTCAAATGCTTTGCTATAACTTTCCGGTGTCATAGGTTCATCATCAATACACAAATTATCAAACTCTGGATACATCGTAGTCACAATGTATTGAGCAAGACTTTGATCTGGTGCTACAACATAGACATCAACGGAATAAGAACTGGACTCGCCAACATCTTCCATTGCAAGTTCGACATTTGCTTTCCAGATCAATCCATTTTCAAGATGATCTTTCCAGGTTACAATCATGTCAGGATTGATCATTTCAACCCTCACTTACTATAAGTATCATATCCCTTCTCGTCATCACTCTTCTTAATTGCAGCACGGATTGCCTCTTCATCTTGCTGAATTGCAATTTTCTGATCAGCAACTTCAATAGTGGCAACTTCTGGTTTATTATGATGTGCCACAAGATCTGGATTTGGTTGTGATGGATTAAATGGAGAACGTGTACGATTCTTGATAACGATGAACGCATCTTTATTGTACTTGCGAGCACCATAAGGTGCTGCCCATTTTTTATTGTAATTTTCAGGTTGATGAATACCAGAAACCTGAGTTCCACCAATTTCTACCATGACATCATCATAGCAATCCCAACCAAGTTTCGCAATTACATCATAAAGTTGCTGAACAACTCCCTGGTTACATACAGCAATTGCTTTACGAGAGGAAATAACATTTTCATTCATTACAGATTCTTCAGGTTCAAGGTTTCCAATCATTGCCCCCACTCCTGTCGAACAACGCGCAATCTATCAGGTGAGATACCATCTCTCATGGCATTATCAACCCACTTAATGCCATCAGCTTTCGTAAGATGCTGTGCATTTTTATCATAAAGAAACCATCCATTGGTTTCCTCAATGATAACTTTGTACTTTTGATCTTCAGTCATGATTGTTCATGTCCTTGTTGTTCTGACTCAGGGAATGGTTGTTGCTCTGATTCAGGATGATTTTGTTGTGTCATGATGTGAAAAACTCCTCGATGTAGTAGTCAACAGTTACTTCAAGTTCCTCTGCTTCCTTTTCAACTTCTTTCCAGAAATCGGTGGCGATGTCTTGCCAATACTTCTTTTCGGTGTCAGTCATTACGCGGATCCGTGAGGTAAAGTTCTTGAAGTTCAATCGTTTCTTTAATAGAAACAATTTTGTTGTAAAGCAAAGAGACTTTTTGACTTTTGCTATCAGATTTAGGCAACTTCTGGAGGGCGGTTTGCAGCACCTCCAGTTCTTCTAAATCTACAATCAGTGGTGCTCCGATCATACTGCAAGTGCTCCAGAGGGTATTTCAACGATTTCAGGATCGTTGTCATTAAACTCATTCATATCATAACATACCCAACCCGCACTCGTAAAGATATAAGAGAACTCTTCACCGTTAGACAGAAACTCTTCGCGAGTTTGATCATAGCGAGGAGGGCAATTCTCACCACGAGCAGAATAATACTCGGGAACATATTCACCTTCAGGAAGTTTCTCGCCCCATACATCATCACTCCAGCAAGATGACATATCACCGCCGTCAATCAGTGAGGAAACTTTCTCCTTCGTATTGTAGTGCGTTTCAAGAATCCTACCCAGCCAAGTAGGATAACCATCCCAATGGTGGTAAGCAGAAAGAATAGAACCATCTTGAAGTTCGATGCCGATGCGTGAACGAGTTGCCATGGTGTGTTCCTTTGACTCTTTAATAATACATGAAAAAGGGGAGTGCGAAACCCCCCGTGTGCCACTACCTCAGGCGGCACATAGTTGGAGATACTTACCATTGCGTTGTGGTTTCTTAAACCAACCCCATGCAACTTGCTCTTTAACTGTCTCATACTCATCGATACCAATGAGAAGAGAAGTGCGAGAATTAGACTGGGTAGCACTACCACGGCGGATCAATTCGATTTGATCGAACACACCGATGAAGATTTCTTCAATCAGTTTAGAATCACCAGTGAAGATATCGAAGACATTGATGTCTTCATTCAGTCCATATTTGATACCAATGAAGTCCATCTTGTCATCTTCTTTCTTAGTTGCATGTGTAGAACCAGTCCAAGAGTTCTTACCGGATGTTCCTTTGATCTCCCAGATGCGTCCATTGATGGTAACATCACCGGAAGAACTACGATCCTTCTTTACATCGAAGAAATCGCATTTTGCCAGTTGGCAGGTAAGAACAGACTCAAGGATGCGTCCGAGATAGACAAACACCTCATTCCGATCTTCGGCCCCTAGTTCACGGAATGTAATGCTGTCGCTATCAATGACGCCGTAATCCTTCTCTCGCTTGAGATTGCGAAGAATGGGACAAAACCCGATCTCCATGTTGAGTTCGCGGACAATCTCAGAAACGATATTAGAATCGCTGAAATAGTCGCGGATTGTTGTGGCAGTCATGTGTTGATTGCTTTGACTCTTTAATAATACATGAAAAAGGGAGGTGCGAAACCCCCCATGTGTCACTTATGCAACTGTCACTTTGTTTGTTCTTTCAAATTCTCTACCATATGTGCGGCAAAATCTTCCATTTTGTCTGGATGAATTGCACGGATGCCAGACTCACTGACTGCAATCTTCATACTGTCCATTTCTTCTTTTTTTAGTTTTTTATCCTTTGGAAGAGTCATAGGCGATCCTGAATTGACAGTATTTTAATACATTTATCAGCAAATCATAACAAATTTTATATTCTCTTAAGAGAGTTGGTGTAAATGTTAAAAATATGGTTTATCCTCTTTATATAAAAGAACTCCGTCTACCTTATTTAATAGTTCGATCATTTGATCAGCCATGATTCTATATCCAGATCCGACATAAATCTGTCCCCATACAACAAATGTAGTTGCAAGTCCCCAGAAAATGTAATACCAGCGACTTTTTACTTGTGCTCTAACTTTCTGTTTCATACAAATAAAAACTCCTGCCATTCAGGCACTTGGTTGCCAGATAATGAAAATTGTACTTTATTATATGGCGTAAAAGGTTTTCTTGCAAGTTTCATATTAGTTTGTTCTAGAAGTTTATCACCCTTCTTGATATTGCAAGATGAACATGCAACTACAAGATTATCCCAGGCGTCTTCTCCTCCTTTACTACGAGGAATAACATGATCAATAGTGAGTGATCGTGTAACCCCGCAATACTGACACTTGTTGTTATCTCGCTTGTAAATCATCGCTCTAGATGGTGTTTGAGCAACAATTTTTGCAAATGGGATGCGAATGTAATTAACTAATCTTATGACTCGTTTTGATAATGCTTGTGCTTTTTCTTTAAGAAGAAGAACGATAGCACGTTTCCAATTTGTGACATTAATTGGTTCGTAACTATTATTGAGAACTAAAATCTGTGTGTGCGGTTTGATAGGTAATTCATCGTTCATACCTGTTTCGCATCTATCACTATGTAGATTTCTTTTTCTTGCCCCTGAACTGATACTTTTCGCCATAACGATTAGAGATTTTCACATCTTTGGGTTTGTAGTCGTATCTATTAAGATACTTAATCATATGCTCTTTACATTCAAAGTGGCATACAACATCTTTTAGTTCTAGTCTCCACGGAAATGTTTCGTATGGAAATTTTACTGAACCTGATGCATCAAGTAAACTAGGACGTTTCATTTTTGTAGTTGTCAATAATAAATTGAAACCGAATTTATTTCCAGTGGATTTTTTCAATTTGTTCTTTAATCTTTTGTTTTAGTTGTTGATGATTTACTGTTGGATGATCGATTTGCTCACCTCTAGCAATAGTATAAGAACTGGTAGTAGATAAAACATGATACAGATACTTTAACTCTTCTGATGTAAAATTCATTACGAATATGATAAAGAAATTGATGATCTTGAAGGACGTTTAGAATAATCCATATTCATAGAAATAAGAGTTCTTTCTCCATTGGTAGGAAGCACTTCATGATATAGATTTCCACTAAAAATTATCAACATATCATTTTTTGGAGTAATTTCTAGCTTTGGAGGGAACTTAATTGGTGAACAATTTTCTTTAGCATTAATATAGTAACAACAGGAAATATCTGTAGGAGCATGTGAGTGTAGTCTTGCATAATCTCCTTTTTCGTAAACATTCACCCACATATCATGCATTTTTAGTTTAGTTCTATCCTTTTTATAACTACCAACTATACTCTCACACTTTCTAATAAGAGCTAAATTTATCTCATCAAAAATTCTTGTATTTTGCCAGGTTTTATAATCAGAGTGCCAAGACTTTACATAACTTTCATTTGAAATGGGATGTTCTTTACGATAATCTTCAATATTTTTTTCAAGATGATCAATAAATTCTAAAGATGCACCTAAGTATGTAACAAATACTGGATATTTGTCGTCAATAAGATAAACATCAACTTCTTGCATTTTTTAATACCGTTAGAAGGTGCATATTGCCATGTATGTATCCAGCGATAATGATACTAGCAGCAAACAATAAACATACTAAAAGTGATAATACTAAAGGAATTTTTTCATTTGTATGTTTAATCATGTTTTCTACTTAAATCCTTTCGATTTTTTAACATCAAGGATTTCTACATGAGATAAGAATGCTTTTCTATTCCACCATATTTCTCTTGCTTGCAACCAGTTATCGACATTGATTATCTCACCTGTCTTACTAACAATCTTGTAAGTGTGTCGATCATACAATTCATCGGATGTTTCAGTGAAATACTGAGGATCTGATGGTTCAATAAGTGCAGTCATTAGTTCCACCTTTTTGATTTAAGATATTCAAGAATGTCAGATCTCACATCCATAAGTTCATGATAACAGCGTTGATTATGAGCACATTGACGCAATGCAGGATCTGGTTTTAGCACAGATTCAATGAATAAATCGAGTCCTCGATTCCATTTATCTTGCTTTGATTCGTCATCATTGATGCTGTACTGATCCTTCATTAAAACACTCCGGTACATAGTTTTTTACTTCATGGATAAGTTCATTAACAACTTGATTGTCCATGTTTTCGCGTTGTTTTTCCATCCTAATAATTATGTCACTTGCTTCAGCGCAAGATAAGGATGTACTTAAAAGAAATTCTATCATGTAATAACTTCCCAGTGATCATCGGATAATTCATTTATCCAAAAGAAGTATTTACCACTGATAGATGCTAGGAAAACTTTTCCATCCTCACGCTTCTCAACTCTGCAAGAATGAAGCAAATCCATCTCATTAGCAAAGCGATTCTTAGCTTTGGATGACTTTGGTTTGACGCAGATGAACTCGGTTTTCATAGTTTGATCAACCTTCACAAAGGTATTATAGAGAGATTTAAGAATTTGTCAAGCGATTGGGGAATGGTGTTCCCTTACCAAAAGATTCAGGGCCTAATCCCATATAGCAGTTGTAGAGTTTCATCTCCATATCAACTGCTTCGTGCTCCCAGGGTTGATCTTTATAGGCAAGAGTATCAGAATCAACATTCTTCCAATGTCTTACACCACGCTTATCGCGTAGAGAACCATTAACATGCTGATAAACATGCCAGAGTTCATGTAAAAGAACAGTGATGTAATCCTGCTCCTTAAGAGTAGTTTCCATTTCAATCAGAAACTCACGAGGGCGATGATCACAATCCATAACAGTGCAGAACCCATGAGCATGTTCCCTCTTAAGTCCTCTGTGAGCGACTGTGATGTCTAAGTGGTGGTTAGGCATATACTTTGCCTTGAACCACTCTACAACCTTCTTACAGCGCCTTTTAGGTGCCTTTCCAGTGATGTCAAGATAGAGCATTGATCGCAGCATAAGTTACACGGGTTCCCCAGTTCATCAACCAGAAAAATGATGCAATGAACACAAGTTTTTCAGTAGCAGTCATCTCCCCTGTGTGGATGCACATATTATAAAACCCGTCAAGCGAAAGCCTGACGGGTGTGTGCCACTTTTAATAGTGTCCTAGAAAAAATTAAAATTTACATTGATTCTGCATTTAGCATCAGTGCATGTTGTACTCCTGTGATTTTTAGAAGAATCAAAAAGCAATAGTCGATTTTCAATTGATTCAACTTTCACTTCATCTTCAATAATAGTCAATCCATTATTAGTGTTAAGATAAAAAATAGCACCTTTATGGGAAAATGGATAATCCACATGATCTTCATGTTCGATAATTTCTGATGTAGTTGGATAGCAGTTTGCTTTAATCCTCATAATTGAACGGCATTCCATCAAATTAAGAAGTGGTGAAAACATTGCAGATGGCTCTACTTGAATATCAAATCCTTCCCAAAATATATGAGAGAAATAATAAGAAGCGTAGTTGGGAAGAGATTCATCCTCATTCCCGGTAACACCATCTATAAGATGCCAAGAAAATCGTTTGTCAAAAATAAAATTTTTAATTATTAAAAAATCTTCTTGGGGAAGAGCATTATCTATAATTTTATAGTTCATTTTAAACGTAATTTAGTGAATGTGAAGATTCTGATTCTATAAAAATATAATCAACATTAAAAGTCTGCCGAATGCCTTTTGTTTGTGGATAAGTTCCGTGTGGAATATTAAAAGGAAAAATCAAAACTTTTCCAACTTCAGGTTTTACATGAATAATATTATCACAAGAACTTCTTAAAAACTCACTTGATGAATCAGTATGTAAAACTAAAAATAGATAATTTGACTCATCTTTAATCTCCGGAACATTCAAATATAATACAACGGATATTCCCCTTGCCAAACCATTACAATGAGTGTGAATTTTATGATAAGAACCCTCTTCACCTATTATCGTCCATGCCGTAGATTGGTGCAGTTGAATATTATCATCTTTTGCAAAATGTGCTGCTTTTAGTCTTCCGAGTATTTCTTTTCTGAATCTTCGTTCTATATCTTCGTACTCTTTATTTTTATAATAAACAGGTTTCTCCCCTCTTTTTTCAATCCAATATTGTTCTACATTATCTCCCGTTGTGCTATAAACTTTTTTATCATTATACAAAAACTCTAAGTTTTTATCAAAAAAATTTTTGATATACTTTAGCAACTCATTGTCTAATTGATCTTCAATTAACCAATTATTACCATATTCAAATACATTCATAATCAAATATAATTTACGTTAATTGCACAGCGAAGTTCATCGGTAGAAGATACTGAGTGATGCTCTATCATACCATCAAAAAGTAACATTCTATTTTCAACACACTCTACTTTAGCAGTATCTTTAAGAACTGTCCACCCATTATTATTAGTTACATAAAATAATGCAACTTTATGGGGATAAGTCCTATCAGTATGAAATTCGTGATAGATATGTTCTTCTGTTGGTACTAAAAGATTTATTCTAACATCAAGCAGTTTTTTAATATCGAGTTTGTCTACTATAGGTTTAGCTACAGGATAATGTTTATCATATCTCAATAGACTATGATGGGCTGTAAACAAAACTTTGCTATACATCCAATCATTTTCTTCATACCCTGTTGGGCCATTATCTGGATCCCTTACAATACCTTTATTATAATTCCATACTAAGGGATCTTTTTGGCGGGTTAAATCTTCATGACTTGGAAAAAGAGTAGTGATAATATGATCAAAATCTTCTTTTTTAAGAAAATCTTCTATAATTTCAAACGTCATAAATTATGCCAAAGTGTAAATATTACTCATTCCAGTTGAGTCAAATGTTTCTTGAAGTTCTGCAAGTTCTGCAGCACTTAATGTAAGTGCTGCAAGAATTCCAGTGATTGATTCTTGAATTTTATCACGAGATGAATTATTTCTCTTTGCATCGTCTATAAGAGCGATGAATTCAGTGAGAAGAGTGTTTGCTGCTAATGATGTAGATGCTGCTGTCTTCATTGCAGTATAGACATCTGTGTATAATAATGCGTTCCAGAAATCAATATATCCAACAGCTTGTTCTTTTTCATGATCCTCACGTTCTACAGCATCATATACTCGTGTTTCACTATTCCAAACATAATCATTACTGAAAAACGCTGCTCCCTTTGTAGCATAGGAGGGCAATACTTCCTTTTTCCAACCAAGGGCGATTAATTCGTCATCAGTTTTATCCGGAAGATCATATCTTAATTCATCTTCTGGATTATTTTTCCACTGATCGGGGAGCATTTGAGGAGCTGCTCCGTTAGGAGGACTCCACATACCTCTTGCTTCGGTTGCAGCAAAATCGTTATAAGCCATGTTGTGGGAGTTCTAAGTTATCCTTCGTTTTTATTTATGAATTTTTACTTCCCTATATGATGAATTATATTTCTCATTGATTTCTTTTTTGATTGAAGATCTTCTGTCATTAGTAGTATAAACACTTCGCGCAAGATTTATAAAATTATAATCAAAATCTTGTGATTTTTCATGAACTCTTAATTCATCTTCTATTTTCCAAAGTTTTTGATTGACTTCTAAAAGTTGATCAAAATATTTAAAATCAAAAACTTTATTTTCTTTTGCAATTTCAATAAGACTCTCTAATTCTTTAGTCACATACAAATTATCGGTGTATTGAGACTTTATTTGAAGAATAGAAATTTTATCAAGAAGTTCTCCGACAGAAATAGGAATCGTTATTTTCAATTGTACATAACACCTCTCATTTTTTTCTGTGGTTCTGATGTTGGTTCTTGCTTAATTGATATAGGTTTTACTTGAGGTGCTTTTCCTTCAATATTTTCTACAATTTCTTGATATGCCTTTTCTATCTCCTCTTGAGTAAATTGAATTCTTGGTTCGTTTAATCTTGACGCCATATGTGCATGAAATCCAGATATTCTCATGCTGTCAGGAAAGTAAGGAACATCTCTTTCTATAATATGAAAATCATTATAAGTTGTATTAGTTTTATGAGTTCCTGTAATCATAACTGATGCTTTTTTATCAAATGCTTTGCACATGTGTTGTCCACAACTGTCACATCCAATAAAGTAATCTGCTGCCTCTATAATTGCAGCCCATTCCCTTAATGATGGATCTGGATCTGGTTTATATGTTCTAATATCATGAAAGTCTTTTGCTCCCATGTAAATCAGATTATAATTTTTTGAAAGATTATCAATAAAATAATCTAACATTTTTTTGGGCATTGATCTCAAACTATCATCAAAAACTCCAGATGGATGAGGTGTTGCTGTAGATCCATATGGTTGTATGACAATTGTTTTTCCCTGGGGCTTTTTCTTTGATCTTTTAATAATATCATATGCAGTTCTTTTTTCTTGCATTGATATGTTGAGTTGCATTGGTGGCAAGTCACTATGATCCGTTGAATCATTGATACAAACATCAAATGCTTCTCTCAATGAAATCTCATTGCGATAGTATGCAGGGAGGCGATAAGGTTCTGGCGAGATAACTCTATCTGCTTTCAAAAACAAATTAAATACACCTTTTGTATCAGGACTAAATGTCCTTTCCTGCAGCTCGGGGAATCCCCATGTTATAAAATCCCATCCAGGAATTGTTATATACCACTCTTCATCGGGATGATTTTTATGATATTTGAGTAGTGCTGGAATTGATGTAATAATTCTTCCAAGTCCACCATCTAAGGTTATTACTGTAGTCATTTGTAATTCAGAGATACAGGTGATTTTTGTTTTCTATCAACATATGAACTGTTCATAATTTTTTTCCAGTCTATGACAGGACTTAAATAATTTGCATCGCAGTGAGTGCTCCAACCCGGAATTGAAGAAATTGCATACTTTTTATGTTTTTGCAATTCCCAAAACTTATCATAGTCTTTTGAGTAATGATATCCATCTTTTACTTTAACAGCATCTTCGGATGAATATTTTTTATGAAAATCCAGATCCTCTAAAAGAGTTTTATATCTACAAGCAAAAGTATTAGTAACAGCAGGAACAGTTCTCCAATGACATTTATTTGTTGAAAATATTTTACAAAGAATATCTTCATGATTAAATTCTTCAAAATCATATAGGGTTACATATGAAGTCTTGTCAACAGTAAATCCCTCCAATAAAACATCACACCAACCAGGACGGTGCAAATAATCATCTTCTAAAAAGTAAACAATTTGATCATCGTCAAAGTTTCTTGACTGAACAAGATCAAGAGTTGAAAGAAAACTTTCACATTCACTTCCATGATTGACTACTTCAACATTTTCTTCTTGTGCAAGAAATGTTTTTTCAATACCACCATAAAATTCATCATAGATGATTGTATAGTTTACAAGATTGGGATCTAAAGTATTTTTAAAATTTTCAAATACCTTTATTTTGTTAAACCACTCCGGACGTGTGCGATCTGGAAGTTCTTGTAGTTTTGAATAATAACAATGCCTATAAAAAATTTCAATTGGTTTTTTCATAGTCATCTCAAATTAGGGCCCTTTACCCAACTTACTAATGAATGTCTTACACCCTTAGTTACTGGTGTCACCTCATGAAGAATATCAGATTCAAAAAATATAATTGTACCTTTTGATTTTGGTGCTTTTTTTTCTTTTTTATCTATATGGAAAATTAATTCTCCACCTTCATATTCATTTTCATCAGTCAGTTGTATAGTAAAGGATAATTTTCTCACATCCACATAATTATCCAAAGATTTTTTTTGTCCACAATCATAATGTTTTGCGTAAAATCCTCTCCTTTCTTCAGTATATTCTGAAAATTGTAAATCTTCTACAAATTTCAATTGAAAATCAAAATTTTTACTGTTTACATGGATTACTGCATCAATAATTTTTTTAAATAACCAATTTGTATTTTCATTAAGTCTAATCCATTTTATATCTGTAACTCTTGATCTAGGGACAATACCTCTATTTGGATCTTTTATGTGATAATCTATCGTAAATTCTTTTTTTTCCTTTTCTTGTTGTCCAACTTGTGCATCTTGTGCTATAAGAGTCCTTGCATAAGTTTTAATTCTGTCAATTTCATCATCAGATAGAAAATTACTCACCCAATAAATTGGGCGGTATTCATCATTTAATTTCAACAAATTCATTCAATATCTTCTCCGCGAAGAAGTTTATTAGCCGCTTCTTCTATCTCATGATAATGTAATTTTGCAATTCCTTCATCACCAATCTTTTTACGCAAAGGCATATATCCCCTAGGCACAACTTCGGTGCTGAAAAATTCCCAAACGTTATCATATGCTGGATTATTAGAATCAATTCTAATATCTAATAATTCTAATATTTTTTTTACATCGTCAAGCGTTTCAAGTCTCTCGGAGTCAAGTTTAAATCTTCTAGTTTTTGGATGTATAGGTTTTGCAGGTTTCTGCTCTTGTTCTGACATGATTAAAAATAATAACCGCGTTATTTATTATATTATAAAGACTAAAATTGTCATTGATATCTAAAATCTTTTTTATGATTACTATCATTCACTCTCCAAAATTCTAGATTTTTTTCTCGAAATTCTTTACAGATTTTTGGAGGAAGAACGATTTTGGGAGGTTTGTATTCAACTTTATTTCTAACTGTGTGTAAATCTTTAACTTTACAAGTCATATCAAAATTTTCATTTGAATATTCGACATGTTCAAAGTTATGTGAAAAATATGGTTTTTTAATAAAATTATATATTTCTCTTACTGTTTTTTCTGGTTCTTTGCAAAGATCTTCATATTCAATGAGTTTAATCATTTTTGGATTATTATTGTATCCTTCTTGAAGCAAAGAAAGAGGATTTCTCAGTTCTCTTTCAAAAAGTTCATCAGTTCTTACAAAAATGTTGTGAGAAAATACTTTATCGTTAATTTGTTTGGTATAAAAATGATTTTTATTAAAAATTACTTCAAAAGAATTCAAGATTGATACAACATCTCTCACCATACATATAATTTTTGTATATGGAAAGAGGGATTGAAGAAAATTTGTTTTTCCAGTCCACCAACGACTACTATCAAAAATAATCGGATTATCAATATGTTGATAATAACCTTCAAAAATCCCATAACATAGATTTTTTCTTTGATTATTTTCTATAAAAATATTTTCAGACTGACTAATAATATCAATCGCACCTCCAGTGATAGCCTCTATTGGAGATGCAATGTCAGCGTAAAAATCTGGATTTTGTCTAAGAATTGCAGACAACAACGTAGATCCGGATCTGGGAAGTCCGGAAATAAAGTAGTATTGCTTCACTAATTATGGTTTGGGAGGCTGAATAGTTCCTTTAGGAAGTGCAATTACATTAAATGAAATTGAAATGCGCTCTTCATCGTGATCGTTTGTTTCTACGGAATGAGGAATATATGATGGGAATAAAATAATACTACCTTCTACGGGTTCAATACGAATAGACTCACCAGTGTACTGATTCTTCTGCTGAGTCAGTGACGCTCCTCCCCACATGCGATTAATTCCTGGATTTACGATTGAAAGTTTACCACTGCCTGATGGTGCATTCAAATAAAATACTCCAGAAAATACATCACCGTGGACATGCTGAGAATTCATGCACTGACGACTATCATTAATGTTTAACCATGCTTCTGTCAGAGCAATATCACACTCGACAAAATCAAGATCAGCACATGCCTTAAATGCCATTTGGCAAATAAACTCAAATATCGGACGCAATGATTCTTCGTGTTGAAGCGTGTTTGGCGATTGATATCCTGCAATATTTGATCTAGCTGTTTCTATTGATGGATTTTTTTCCCTATATTCTCTAACTGCTTTTAAAAATGCTTCCTTTTCATCTTCAAAATGAGGATAATCAGTTTGCCACAGAGGAGTGGAATAAATTGGCGTCAAGTTCATTTAGAATCGTATTTTTTTAAATTCTACCGTATTTATGCAAATTGTCAATAATATGAAAAAACCCTCACATAAGTGAGGGTAATAATACAAGTTATAAAGAAAATCTAGTAAGAAATATTTCTGAAGGCAGCACCATAGAAAATATCTGTCTTTTGATAAGTACCTAGAGTACCATAATTAGTACCAAAATTAGCGTAAATAGCCATTGTTCCCGCCGTACTGGTAGTCCAATAAACGGATCTAATTGGATGCCAGTATTGCATACAGGTGATACCTGGATTTCCCATTTGGGTACAATTCGGGAAGAACCATCCATAACAACCAGTTCTTTGTTGTGCTACAGTAACAGCAACATTTCTTCCAAACCAATCTGTACTGGTGTTAGAAGCATGAATAAGATAATATCTACTACTTGCGCAGCAGACAAGGCGTCCACCTTCATCAAACCAATATGTTCCTAATGGTGGAACATCTCTCACCGTTGTTATATTGTAAGTATCAATAAGTGTGTTTTCTGATCCCGAATCTCCGTCTGTATTAGTAAAGCATCCCTCTTCAATTACAATATAATGAGTTGTTAGGAACGAAAGATTGCTCGGAGGATTAATTGTGACTTGAGTACCAGATATTGAAACAGCACTTGATGTTACATCAATAGTCTGTGTTGTAGAACCAGATGCACTTCCAGTTCTTATGTAAATGTTACCACTTCCTTTTGCAACGTTATCATTGAACGTAATTACGAAATTGACATCAACCGCTTGATCAGTTGCTCCATCAGAGGGACTAAATGTTGTTGGGACAACAGCTCCTGTAGAGAAATTATAAGTATCGATAACGTCTATATTACTTTGTAATGCTACTGACGTAAAGGCACCATCAGGGATAACAACATAAATGTTCTTACCAGTGAGAAAATTTGAGGAAGGATTAATTGTTAACTGCGCACCAGATATTGAAACATTACCCGATGAAACTGCTATGGTTTCAAGGACAGTTCCTGTTGCACTTCCATCTCTTAAGGTAATATTGCCACTACCCACTTGTATAGCAGCATTAAATGTGATGACGATATTGGACGAAAGCGATACATCAGATGCATTATCCGCAGGACTAAATGAGATAACCTGAGGAGGAACATCTATTGATGTTGCTGTCAAAACACCTACATTTAGGTTTCTATCGTTATCTATTACATTTACACCAGAAACTTGAATAGCCATTTTCGTATTTACTAGGCGTTTGCTTTAGTTATTTATTGTGGGGAATTATTCAATAAATCAATAAGAAATATTTCTGAAGGCAGCACCATAGAAAATATCTGTCTTTTGATAAGTACCTAAACCTCCGCCATTAGAATAAAAATTAGCGTAAATAGCCATTGTTCCAGATGTACTAGTAGTCCAATAAACAGATCTAATTGGGTGCCAGTATTGCATACAGTTGATACCTGGATTTTGCATCTGAGTGCAATTCGGGAAAAACCACCCATAGCAACCAGTTCTTTGTTGTGCTACAGTAACAGCCACATTTCTTCCAAACCAATCTGTACTGGTGTTAGAAGGATGAATAAGATAATGTATGCTATTTGCACAGCAGACAATATATCCACCTTGATCAAACCAATATACTCCTAATGGAGGAGGTGCTGCTTCTGTTGTAATGTAATACTGAGCGGCAGAATTTGCTGAAGCAGCATCACCATCACTATTTCTGACGGCGTCAGCCTCAACTACCATGTATATGGTTGTGCTATATGGAAGATCAGAAGTTGGATTTGCATATATGTAATTACCTGCTACTGTAAAACCAGCTGGTATTACAGAACCACTAGGACTTCCACTTCTTAAGGTAATTGTTCCCGTAGCCCCTGTGGTTGATATATTATCGCTCCAATACATGTACATATTGGTTTCAATCGCTTGATTACTGGCTCCATTACTGGGACTATAACTTCCACTTGGAATTACAGGCCCTGTAGAGAAATTGTAAGTATTAATTTCTCCACTGTTACTTCCTAATGCTGTTGTTGTAAAGGCACCGGCAGGAATTACAACATAAATGTCCTTACCAGAGGGTAAGTTGCTACTAGGATTAATTGTTACTACTCCACCAGATATTGAAACTTCACCCGATGAAACAGCGATAGTATCAAGGACAGTTCCTGTTGCACTTCCATCTCTTAAGGTAATATTGCCACTACCCTTTGACATGTCGTTATCAAATGTAATAACGATATTAGTACTATTACTTACACTTGATGAACCATCAGTAGGACTGAATGAAAGTGTTGCTGGAGTTACATCTATTGAATTTGCGGTAATTATACCCACATTGACGTTTCTATCGTTATCGATTACGTCTACACCAGAAACTTGAATAGCCATTTTCGTATTTACTAGGCGTTTGCTTTAGTTATTTATTGGAGAGGATTATTCAATAAATCAATAAGCAACACATCTGAAGGAACGGACACGGTACTGACTCGCCTTACTGCCCAAACCAGAGCTACCAGTTTGCATATCTTTAGTATAGGCACTGGAGGGAGGATACTCTGTATCGCTAAAATACTGACTTCCATACTGAGAGTGAGAGTCCCAATAAGCTCTACACTCATATCCTGGATTACTCAATTGAGAAAATGATGGTATAAACCATCCACTACATCCTGACACTTGTTGTGCGCATGTGTTTGCATCAGTTCTGTCGGCCCAGTTTCTTGCGACTTCAGTGTTTGATGGTGCTACAATCCAATAATTATTTGATGCACAGCAAATGAGGTATCCACCTTCATGATTGCCACCTAATGTAAATTGTGCTGATGTAGTAAAGTTGTAAGTATCTATAACTGCGTTTTGTGATACAGAATCACCATCAGTATTAGTGAAGCAACCGGCATCCACAACTACATAAATTTCTTCTGAATATTCAAGATCGGATGGTGGGTTGATAGTTGCTTGAGTTCCAGATACCGAAACAGCACCTGATGTTACATCAATAGTTTGTCTTATAGTTCCTGATGCACTTCCTGCTCTAAGGGTGATATTACCGCTTCCTTTCGCAATATCTGTATTAAAAGTTATGACAATATTAGTGCCAATTAACTGATTTGTAGCACCATCAGTTGGACTAAAGGATGACGGTGAAACAGCTCCTGTAGAGAAATTATAAGTATCTAATAATACACTTGAACCATCTAAAGAGGAACTATCGAGATCGAAAGCTCCAGCATCGATTACAACATAAATGTCTTTACCAATTGAAAAATCTGCAGAGGGATTAATTGTTACCTGTGCAGCAGATAAAGTCACAGAACCCGATGAAACTGGGATGGTTTCAATTACACTTCCTGATGCACTTCCATCTCTCAGGGTAATATTGCCGCTACCTTTTGTAATACTTTTATTATATGTAATGACTATATTTGTATCTACTGCAACTCCAGAAGCGCCATCAGCAGGACTAAATGTGATGGGTGCTGGATTAACATTTAATGCTGTACCCGTCAAAATTCCTACATTTGCATTTCTATCATTATCAATTACTACTGTTCCAGAAACTCTGATAGCCATCTTCGCTGTCCACTAGGCGTTTGCTTTAGTTATTTAT